AACAGTTTGAAGAAGCTCGCTGAGCGCTTCGGTCTGCCGCCCAAGGGCGATGGCCTGTCTCCGTCAGAGAACATTCTGGACGAGCTGCCTGCTGATGTGGAGGCGATACTGGCCGACTACTGCTGCCACGACACATGGTTGTGTGAGCAGATTTTCTTGCGCATGATCGAGGGCTACCCCGCCAAGGAGCTGCGCCTGATCGACATGACCCTGCGCATGTACACAAACGCTTGCCTTGAGCTTGACCGGGAGATGCTCATCAAAGCGCTGACTGAAGAAGGAGAAAAGCGTGAAGGTCTACTCAAGAAACTCGGCATCGAGGAAGCTGCACTTGCGTCGAACCCAAAGTTTGCGGAGGTACTTACTCTCATGGGCGTCACTCCCCCTACAAAAGTCAGCAAGACCACTGGGAAGGAGGCGTTTGCTTTTGCAAAGAATGACGCGCTTTTTCAAGCGCTGCTTAACGGTGAACGTGAAGACGTTGCCCTTCTTTGTGAAGCGCGTCTTCGGGTTAAGTCTACAACCGAGAGAACTCGTGCCCAGCGCTTCTTGGACATCTCGGGCAGGGGCGCGCTCCCGGTTCCTCTTAGCTACTACGGCGCGGCAACGGGTCGTTGGACTGCTGCTAAAGGCAGCGCCATCAACATGCAAAACCTCAAGCGAGGTTCGTTCTTACGCAAAGCAATCATGGCACCGGTGGGGCACCAGCTTGTCGTTGGGGACCTTTCGCAAATTGAACCGCGAGTACTTGCGTGGCTTGCGGACTACGAAGATTTGCTCGACATCTTCAGGTCTGGCCGTGACGCTTATGCCGCTTTCGGTGCTCAGATGTTCGGCATACCCGGCCTTTCAAAAGAAAGCCATCCAGACCTTAGACAGTCTGCAAAGTCGGCGCTACTTGGCTGCGGGTATCAGCTCGGCTGGGCGTCTTTCGCTGCCCAGCTTCTCGTTGGATTCCTTGGCGCTCCTCCCGTACGCTACGACAAAGCGTTCGCAAAGAAGCTCGGCGTGGATGCCGCCTACATCGACCGCTTCGTTGGGTGGGACGAGAATGTTAAGAAGCTCCGGGAGATTCCCCACATCTGCACGGAGCGGGAGCTGCTGATCCACTGCGTTGCGGCCAAGAAGATCATCGACATCTACCGGGAGACATCGCACCCTGTGGTTAGCTTCTGGGACATGTGCGCCAAGCTGATGGAGAAGTCTCTTTACGGCGGCGAAGAGGTGGTGTATAAATGCGTCACGTTCAGAAAAGAAGAGATCGTCTTGCCCTCGGGCATGACCCTCAAGTATCCGAACTTACGCAACGAATACGATAAAGAAACAAAGCAACGCAATTGGGTGTACGGTGAAGAAGGCGTCAAGCCAACCAAGCTGTACGCAGGTAAGATAACGAACAACATTGTGCAGGGAACTGCGCGTGTGGTGATGACAGACGGCATGCTGCGGGTGGACAAGAAGTACCCCGTGGTAGGCACAGTGCATGATGAATTGCTCTGCGTCGTGCCTGACGCTGAGGTCGCGGGAGCCACTGACTGGGTGCTGGAGCAGATGATTGTGGAGCCCAAGTACATGCCCGGCATCCCACTGAACTCAGAAGTCGGCGCACACCGCCGTTATGGTTTGGCAAAGGGATGATATGAAAAAGACGGGGTGGCCACCGTATCTGCTGCAAGATGATTGCCGCAAACTGTTCCGATGGTTTGCGGACCGTGTTGACGCACGGTGGACACTGCGTCAAGTTTTAACTAAGGAGAAAGCAAATGAAGCAACTGACACTACCCAAGAAGATCAAAGTGGGGGACAACTGGTACAGCGTGGAGATCGCAGAAGCGATGCGTGAGCGTCTGTACATGGGCGAGGTGCACTACGCCAAGCGCACCATCACACTGGCGCGTAAGTCGTACCACGGCATACCGCTCAAGCTGTCGGCTTTGCAAGAGACGTTCTGGCATGAGCTGACACACGCCATACTTGAGAGCATGGACCGCCCTGACCTGAACAACGACGAGCACTTCGTCGAAGAGTTCAGCAACAGGCTCACCAAAGCAATTCAATCTGCGAGGTTCTGATGGAGCCCGATGACGACTTCGACAAGATGATGCAACACGCCCTGCTCTACGGCACAGGCGTGCTGGTCATGCAGATGGATGAGAAGATGCAGTTTTCAACGCGGGTAGTACCCATCGAGGAGTACACCGAAGTGGGCGAACATCTTCAGTGGATTCAACAAAACACAAAGGCAGCACGATGACAGTTAAATGGTCACACTCAGCGCTCAAGGACTACGAAGGTTGTCCCCGGCGCTATCACGCAGTGAAGGTGCTCAAGCAGTTCCCGTTCACTGACACGCAAGCTACGCTGTACGGCAAGGAGCTGCACTCAGCGGCGGAGTTCTACATCAAGGACAACACGCCCCTGCCGCCACAGTTTGAGTTCGTCAAGGACATGCTCGATGCGCTCAAGGCCAAGCCCGGTCGCAAGCTGTGTGAGCACGAGATGGGCGTGACGGCCGATCTGCGCCCTTGCGGATTCATGGACAAAGATGTATGGGTGCGCGGCATTGCCGACTTGCTCATCATCGACGATGACAACTTGACAGCTCGCGTGGTGGACTATAAAACGGGCAACAACAAGTACCCGGATCGGGAGCAGCTTCGGCTGATGGCTTTGATGGTGTTCGTGCACTTCCCGCACATCCGCAAAGTCAGCGGTGGTCTGCTGTTCGTGGTCAAGAACGACTTGGTCAAGGCCAGCTTCTTGCGCGGTGAAGCCGAGGAGTACTGGTGGGATTACCGGGAGCGCGTTGCCCGCATTGAAAAGGCGCATGAGACCGGGGTGTGGAACCCCAAGCCCACACCGCTATGCGGGTGGTGCGTTGTTAAAACCTGTGAACACAATCGAAAGAGAGACTGATATGGAGCTACAGCTAAGTAACGGAGAACGGCGTACCATTCAAGCAGGCGGTGCAACCTACGGATACCACGTAGAGAGCATCACGCTTAGCTACAACGACATACGCAATTTACTGAACATGCAAGACAGTGACTTGCGCCGCTACCTTGTCGTGCTGACCACACGATTCCCGCCAACACAGGAGTAACACCATGGCAACGAGAGACTACAAGAAGGAATACAAACGCGATCTGGAGACCGGCAAGTCCGGCCCAGACTCAGACCAGCATGAGCGCCAACGTGCGCGTCGTGCATACGACAAGAAAGGCATAGACCGTGCAGGCAAAGACATCGACCACATCAAGCCGCTGCGCAAGGGCGGCGCATCCACTCCGGGCAACCTGAGACTGCGTGCGAAGAAAGCCAATCAAGGCGACAACAAATAACTCCAAGGAGAAGCAGTGGACATCATTGACAACAAAGCCGTTGTCTTCAGAACGCGCAACCCGGACAAGTACCGCATCATCCCCAAGCACCAAGTGTTTGACCGCGAGGATGGCAGCTACGATGTGGCTGTGTACTGGGGCTTGGACGAGGCGCGTGTTCTAAAGAACCTCGGCGTGAAAGACATTCAATCGCCTATCACTAGGCGCTATGACTGGCCGGGGCGCTACAAGCCTATGGCTCACCAAGTGGACACCGCATCGTTTCTGACCATGCACAAGCGTGCGTTCTGTTTCAACGATCCCGGCACAGGCAAGACGCTTGCATCGCTGTGGGCGGCTGACTACCTGATGAAGCTTGGCTTCGTGCGGCGTGTGTTGATACTGTGCCCACTGTCGATCATGCACTCAGCGTGGCTCAGTGATCTGAACAACTCCATCATCCACCGCTCGGCCATCGTGGCGCATCACAACAAAGCATCGCGCCGCATCGAGATGATTCAGCAGGACTACGAGTTCGTGATCTGCAACTACGACGGGCTGAACCTGATTGCCGAGGAGATCGTCAACGACGGTCGGTTTGATCTGGTGATTGTCGATGAGGCCAACGCCTACAAGACCGTGACCACCAAGCGCTGGAAGACGCTCAAGTCCATCATCACGCCGAAGACACACTTGTGGATGATGACGGGCACACCTGCATCGCAGTCGCCTGCTGATGCGTACGGGCTGGCCAAGCTGGTCAACCCTGACAACGTGCCAATGTTCTTTACAGGATGGCGCGACTCGGTGATGAACAAGATCACGCTGTACAAGTGGGCACCCAAGCCTGATGCGCGTGACCGTGTGTTCAATGCGCTGCAGCCAGCGATCCGCTACTCCAAAGACCAGTGCCTTGACTTGCCGCCAGTGATGACGCTCACCCGCGAGGTGCCGCTGACTCCGCAGCAGGCCAAGTACTACAACCTGCTCAAGGACCAGATGCTGGTGCAAGCTGCAGGGGAGGTCATCACAGCGGTCAATGCCGCTGCTATGCTGAGCAAGCTGCTGCAAGTTAGTTGCGGCGCTGCCCTCACGGACACCAAAGAGGTGGTGGAGTTCGACGCTGGCCCACGGCTTGGCGTGTTGGAAGAAATTCTGGAGGAGACATCGCGCAAGGTCATCGTCTTTGCGTTGTTCCGCGCCAGCATCGAGACCATCCAGCGACACCTGACAGCCAAGGGCATCACCAACGAGTGCATCCACGGCGGCGTGTCAGCAAGCAAGCGCGGCGACATCATCCACCGCTTCCAGACCGACCCCGACCCAAGGGTGCTGGTCATGCAGCCTGCGGCCACAGCGCACGGCATTACGTTGACTGCCGCTGACACCGTGGTGTTCTACGGCCCCTTGATGAGCGTGGAGCAGTACATCCAGTGTATTGCCCGTGCCGACCGCAAGGGGCAGGACTCCGACAAGGTGACAGTCTTCCACATCCAAAGCTCCCCGGTGGAGGCCAAGATGTTTAAAGCCCTCGGAGCGAAAGTTAGTGACAGCTCACTTCTGACCGAGATGTTCACACTGGAAATAAATTCTTGAAAGGGGGTTGCGCAAAGAAAAAACCCATGTAAACTGTCCAACGCTTGACAAAAACATTAGGAGAAAGCAATGACCGAAGACATCGAAGAAGCACCGGAAGTCGAAGCAATTCCGCTCGACAAGCTGGTTGCCATTCACACCAAGATCAAGGCCAAGATGGAAGGCCTTGACCGCCAGCTCGCTGAGCTGGACGAGACCCGCACGCAAGTGCGCCTCGCCATCAAAGACCAGATGAAGGCCCTCGGCCTGACATCGGTCCAGACCTCCACGGGAACCGTGTCGTTGATGAAGAAGACGCGCTACAACACACAGGACTGGGACTCGTTCAAAGCATTCGTGCTTGAGCATCAAGTCGTAGACCTGTTGGAGAAGCGCATCGCCCAAACCAACATGGCGCAGTTTCTGGAAGAGAACCCCGGTGTTCTGCCGCCGGGGCTGAACTCAGTCACTGAGTTCGACATTCGTGTAACCAAAGCAAGAAAGTAACGCAATCATGAGCAACATTACGCTTTTCAATTCGTCCAACGTCCCCGCATTTGCTCGTAACAACGAGTTGTCTGACACAGCCAAGGCCCTGACGGGCGGCGGTGCTGGTGTATCGACCAAGCGCATCTCCATCAAAGGCGGCGTGTTCCGTCTGGTGGCAGGTGGCAAGGAAGTCGCCGCCATCGAAGACCGTCACCTTGACGTCATCATCGTCCGTGCTGCCCCCAAGGTCAGTCGCATCTTCTACGCTGGTGCTTACAACGCCGATGCGATTGTGCGCCCTGACTGCTGGAGCAATGACGGCGAGAAGCCTGACGCCAGCATCGCTGCTCCCCAGAGCAAGACCTGCATGGGTTGCCCACAGAACGAAGCCGGTTCCGGTAACGGCAACAGCCGTGCCTGCCGCTTCCAACAGCGCCTTGCTGTTGTGCTGGCCAACAATCCTGAAGGCGATGTGCTGCAACTGACACTCCCAGCGACCAGCATCTTCGGTAAGGAAGAAGGCGACAAGCGTCCCCTGCAAGCCTACGCCCGCTTCTTGGCAGCGCAGACACCTCCGGTTAACCCCGAGCAGATCGTCACGCGCATGAAGTTCGACACCAAGGCCGAGTCTCCCAAGCTGTTCTTCGCGCCAACGCGCTGGTTGACAGATGACGAGTACCCGATCGCTGTGACCCAAGGCGACTCTGACGATGCCAAGAAGGCTGTGACCCTGACCGTGGCGCAAGCCGACGGCGTGAAAGCTGCCCCAATGAACATCGGCGGTGCTGCGCCCAAGCCCGTAGCTAAGCCAGCGCCTGTGGTGGAGGAAGAAGACGAGGCTCCAGCACCCGCACCGAAAGCCGCCAAGGCCAAGGTCAAGGCTGAGCCAGAAGCTGAAACGGACGAACCCGAAGTGCGCAAGGAGACCGCCAAAGGTGGTGCCGTGCCCGCCAAGAAGTCCAAGCTGGCTGACATCGTGTCCGACTGGGACGACGAGTAATTAAATCGGGGGGAAAGCGGATGCTGGCACGGGTGGCGTTCCTGCCACTGACAGACGCAGCGAGTACCCCCACCTACTTTTAACAACAGGAGAAGCAAATGAAAAAACTAATTGCAACACTGCTGGCTACTGCGGCGCTCGTTGGTTGTCAGTCCGATGCAGACGTGGCATCGCGCAACGTATCCAAAGCCGCCGACAACTTTGAAGTTGCCCGGCGTGTGATTTTTTACAACGGCATCACCAACGACTACATGCTGTCGATTGAAGGCTACTGCTCTCTCGGTAACAACGACAAAGCGGGCTACCTTTCGGTAACTTGCAAGACGGGCCCCGGCGTTTACAAGAAGCACTTTCTCGGTCTGTCTGACAACGTGACGTTTTTTGTTGAGCAACTGGACGCCAAGAACGTCAGCACGAGTTTCTATCGGGTTGTGTTCAAGCCCTCGACCATCATCCCTGACATCGAGATCAGATAAACAACAGGGGCTTCGGCCCCTACTACCATGGCCTACTCACAAAAAATCATTGACGACGTGATGAAGACTCCCAAGTCTCTGGGCAACCAGCTTGGGCGTTGGGCTATCCACTTGGATTTCCCTGTCACGAAAATCGCCTACGCCCTCGGCGTCACACGACAGACCGTCTACAACTGGTTCAACGGATCAGAAGTCTTTGTCGCGTACCGCCACCGCGTGGAAACCCTTTTAACAATCATGCAGTCCTCGCAGAACGCTGACGAGGCATGGAGAAGAATATGTCACGAGTACAACCTCAAGCCCTGACCGACGAAGAACTGCTGCGCCACATCTACATGGCCAACTACACCGTGCCTGCTGAAGTCGTGAAAGAGCTGTACGAGCGCTTCGCCAAGCTGCTGGACACCACCGAAGACGACCTCAAGTAAACCATTCCCGAAGGACCTCCATGACTCCGCTTGATTTGATGGCGGCGGTTTTGCCGTCTCCGGGTAATGGCTATTACTGCGCGGTAGAACTTTCAAAGAAGAAACAACACGTCTTCGGACAGACACTTGAGGAACTCATGCCCACCGTTGAGAAGTGGGCGCAGGCTGGATACGACACGTACTTTGCGCTGGGCACGTTCGGCACGGACAAGGACCGCACCAAAGAGAACATGCACGCCAGCCAAGTGCTGGCCGTGGACCTTGACTGCAATCACCCCAAAGACATCCCGGTGCCGGACAAGGACGGGGAGCTGGTCATCAAGGCCAAGTCATACCCGAGCGCCAAAGCTGCGGCGCAGGCGTTGCAGAAGTTTTGCGAAGACACAGGGCTGGCTGCGCTGGGCGACCCTTGGCTGGTTCACTCTGGCGGTGGCATCCACGCCTACTGGCCGCTGGACGAGATGCTGTTCAAGGACGACTGGTACGCCTTTGCCAAGCGCTTCAAAGAGCTGTGCCTGAAACACGGGCTGGCTATCGACACTGCGGTCACTGGCGATGCTTCCCGAGTCCTGCGCGTACCTGACACTACCAACACCGGGATCAAGAACGGCAAAGCCGTACGCGCAGCTACTCGCGTGCGCAGTCTCTCCGAAGGCAATCGCTTTGCCGTGGACGACATCGAGGCCATCATGACGGCCGAGGGGTTCGGTCCTGAGTTTGTGAAGAAGCCCACCAGCTCAACGCTGGCGCTGCCGGGGCAGAGGCCAACGGGTGTCAGTGCACCGGCCATGTTGACTGCGCTTGCGCAAAACAGCGTGACGTTGTTCAAAAAAATTCTGGTCAAAACCAAAAGCGGCACAGGCTGCGCCCAGCTCCAGAACTATGTGGAGAACGCATCGGACGATGGCATGGAGCCGATC